TTAAATGTTTAGAAACCCAGTTAAAAAAATTTACAACACGTTTTTTCATAATACTAAATTTTTAACCAAAGATAGTAATTAAAAAATATTTTTTGTATGTTTGTCGTGTCAATCCATTTTAGGAGAAATTCTAAAACAATTTTTCACGATAAGAGTTCGCGCAAGGTGCTCAGTTCCGAAAGGGCTGTAATTCCATCCTAAAAATGGATTGACACACCTGACGGCGAACTCGCATACATTAAAATGTCAAATAAATGAATGCAAAAAACAACAGCCAAGCTCAGGCTTTAAATGAGCAATCCGAAGTGATGACTTTCAACTTCTCTGAAAGTAAACAACCAATTCGCAACCTAATTGTAGAGAACAAACCTTGGTTTATAGCTAAAGATGTTTGTGATGCTTTAGGTATTAAAAACAATCGTCAAGCAATTAGAGATTTAGACGATGATGAAAAGCTAACGTATAAACTATATACGTCAGGTCAAAATAGAAATACTTCTATTATTACAGAAAGTGGTTTGTATGCTCTAATTTTACGAAGCAAAAAGCCTTATGCTAAAACTTTTAGAAAATGGATTACGAGCGAAGTAATCCCCACCATTCTAAAAAAAGGATTCTACTTAATCAATTCCTCAAAAAACAAAAGCAATTTTATTGATGCCCGTGATGTGCCTTACAGTACACAAGAGATTAACAGTTTTAATGTGCGCAGTATCACCTTAAAAGGCACTACTTGGGTAAGTGTTAATGATTGCAATCAAGCCATACATAGCAGTACAGGCAGTTTTCAAGTAGCTAAAAAGCTAAATGCCCGCCAACAATTGGCTATAAAAATATGGTTGTTTGGCAATACACACCCGGCTTGGTTTACCAATGAGCTTGGTGTACAGCTTATTTTAAGTGGTTCACGTAAATTACGAATGTTTAACCAATTAAATTTAGCATTATGAACGCGCAAACCAATAGAAATATCAATATTTTTTTTGAAAAAGAGATAGCGCCTAAAGATTTTGCCAAGTCAATGCGCAAGCTTATGCACGCTACCATTACGTTACACTTGCAAAATGAAGAAGGTGTTTTTAAAGAATGGATAGAAGACGGTTACTTTAATTTAACCCAGTTTTTAGAAAAGATAGACCCTCAACTAGAAGATTAATTTAAAAAACCGCCTTAATTGGCGGTTTTTTTGTAGTTTTATTTCAAATTTAAAGTTATGAAAGTAAAGTTCTTGTCATAATTATTATTTTGTTTATACAAAACTCTTTTTCTCAAAAAATATCGCCATTTCTTGGGTATTAAAATTCCCTATTGCGTAATAAATACTTAAGCATTATTTTTGTTTAAAATCAAGATAATGGCTGCCAGTACAGACGAAGTAAAACGCAAATACCAAGACATTCGCCAAGAATACCAAGAAAAGTGGCTAAAAAAAACCTATAAAGGCGTTCCCATCCACTCCGATATTTATATTTTTACCATATTGGCTGAGCAGTTTTATTTATCTCCAAAAACCATCGAAAACATTCTTTTTTATCGTACCAATACCAATTAAGGTATTTGATAAAGTGGCGTTGCAGGTATAGCTGGCGCACTACCTTCAATATAATTTATAGCACCTGGGCTTGCCTCATTATAATTTACGGCCGCCGTTGCATCAATTACATTACACACAAAACTTTGCAGATAAACGTTACCTGCAGAACCTGTGTCAACCGAACTAAAGCCAATGCGCCGCATTTCGGCATAATTAGCCCCGCTGGTGCCGTGTAATGCTTTATAGATATCTGTAATGGTACTTAAGTAATTTAAAGCGTCAGCTTCGTTATAGGCGCTTTGATAGGTATCTAAAAAGGTTTCATAAAAATAATACACATCAACTTGTAAGTTTAGTTTTTGTGTTTTTTCGCCCATATCTTCACTATCCAAAATCCTGAAGGCTAAAAAAACGGCGGGCGTAGGGAACGGATGTTCCTCAACCAAAAAACCTACTTGGTTATGCCATAAATCCGCCCAGTTGATAGCCGGAATATTATCGGTTAATTTTTTTGCCAGTTCTTGATACAGTTTGTCCCAACCTTGTAATTCCATAGTTATATTGTTTTAAAGTTTAAATTCTTTTGTTCTTTGATAATGCGCGCAATGGCAAGTGCATCAATTTTTTTATCAAGCGTAAAACTTTCGCCTATAAATTGCCGTTGTGGTATGTGAATGGATAATTGCTCTTTTTTGGTAAGTGCCATCCATTTGTATTTTATATTGCCTGTTTTTTTAAACATAAACCAGAAAAATTTACGCATTTTAGGAGTTACACTAACTAAAATGGTACCGCCATTATTGTGTATTTCGGCATAAGGTAACCCTTCGCCTGCACTTACAACTACTTGGCGCATATCGGCACGTTCTACTTTTATGCTATTGCGCAATTGTAAACTTTGACTTAATAATTTTTGTGTTAATGTATCTTGGCGTTTGGGCCAGGCAATAAATGAAATATCGGTGAAACCCTCTTTAATAAAACTCTTTAAAAAAAATGCTCTAGCCTCTTTTCCAATGTCATCAGGCAAGCCAGCCAAAACTTTTTCGGCTATTTTTCTAAAATTGGGAGATTCAAATTTCTTTTCCATTTATAAGTTATAATTAAAATTAATTTTTATCTTTGCATGAGTAACCAATTAAGAACGGCGCCAAATTGTAGATTTGGTGGTATCGGCTTAATTGGTTATTTTTTTGCATCAATAGCCACCTTTTTGCTGTCAGAAATACTGTAAAAAATAAGTTTTCCACCCCAAGTTTCTCTTACAATTATATAGGATTCGTCATCGTTTATAATTGTTTTAAAAATGTGTGCACCAGAAAAAGCATCATTTTTTTTATATGTAGAAAATCCTAAATATTCGGCTTTTGTAATTACGGTATTTATAAAAGGTAAAATTTGATTCTTTATGGCATAATTTTTATGTGGCTGATTAAAAGCGTGTCTAATAGAAGTAGCATTGAATGTTATTTCATTACTAAGTTCACTATGCTTCGTAGTTTTATCAACTAATATTTTCACAGCCCTTGTTTGATTTAATTTAAAAAATAGCTTGTTGACGTTCTTTTCAACACCGGGTGTATCTTTTGCTAATTGAATAAAAGGATGTGGTTTACCGCCATTGGCAGTAGACTCTTTAAAAGTTTGTCCGGTTTCACCGACATTAGTTCTAAATTCAGGAGGGAAATCTTTATTATTTAGTATTGGCGTATCCTGTTCAGAGGTTGCAGCTTCATTTGTCTGAATGACGTAACATCTACAAGGTCCATAACCATTAGGTGGGTAATGTGTTTTCCACCAAGGATCATTAACAGGTTTTATGATATTGTTCAAAAGCACATGTGCTTCTCTTACTAAATTATCTTCTTGTGTCTTGTATTTTAAATTTTTGTATGTATCTTGATTTCTAACATATTCACTCCAGTTTTGAGCCATTAGTGCAGATTGTTTTGAAGTTTTCCACTCCCGTTTTAAATAATTTTCATTATAAGTCTTATTTAGTTCTAAGGCTTGTTTTTTAAATGCACTCCAATTCTGAATTTTACCGTCTTTAACTAATCTTGTATTTAAATCGGTAAGCATAGTATAATCTTTAGCACCAGAGAACCAATATAGGTTTTGTTGCATTTTTAAAGAAGTTAAACTTGGTGCTCCGGTACTTTTGGCTACTTTAAGCCAATTTTTATCACCGTCGATTGCAGCATTAGTCAGCTCGTCATAAGTTTTTTGAATATGTGCAGAATCTAAGTCACCGCGCTTTAGTTTGCCATCGTAAGTATCTTTTGCGATACGTTCCATTAATTTAATCCAGCTTTCAATATCAACGGCTACAACTTCATTATGTACACAACTAGTACATTTGCATCCATCATCATGATAAAGTGCATTAATTCTGCTAAATAACGAAGCTATGGCTATGGCGTTTGTTTCAGGCTTTTTTTTTTTAATGTGTCAATCGGAATTGTAGCATTGCTATTGTTGAATCCAATAATAGGCATACCGCTTTTATTTGCCAATATCTCATAATCCAGTTCAAAACCTGCGCCTGCCAATGCCACGGCTTTGTCAATTAACGCACCTTTTTCCATTTCCTCGCTCTCATCCCAGTCAAATTTTAAATCAGCGAGTGGCGCATAAAAACTGCTCAAATTAACCAATCTTGGTATCAGCTCTTTATTAATGATGTATTGTGCGAAAAGTTTATCGCTTTCGTGACGGTCATTAGCCACACCTTGCAACACTTTTAAACTGCCATAAGTTCCGGAAGCGTCTTTATTATCACTAGTACCATCTTGGCCTAAAATACGCTTAGAAATTTCGGAGTTAATCCTTAAAATCATTTCGTCAAACACTTTATAGGCATCGGTATTGGGCGTGTTTGCTATTTCAATTTTTTCAGAACCCTGAATAACCGCAACATGGTTATTTACCATAGCTAACATCATTTCTAGCAACTCATTTTGACGTGTTAATGTCATATTATCAGTTGTTACGTATCGCGGTGGAATACCGAATTTTTCGATAAAGTCTAACCAACTACCCATTGCTAATTTTTTAGCCAGGATAAGTGGTGCAATGGTAGCCAACATTCCTAAATCGGTATTCTCGCCGATTTGCAAGTAATAA